AGAAACTACTGAGAACGATGGCTCAGAGTTTGTAGGTGCTCTCCCTGCCATGATACAGAGAGCACAGGAGAAGATGCAGAATGATCTGGATGATCAGGGTCTGGTGTCTTATGCCAGTGTAGCTGTATCAGCTTCCTCTGCAGAGGTATCTGTACCTGTGGGAGGAGAGATCATCAAGACGTTCTCCATAGAAGTAGGAGGTTCCAGGACACAGCTGAAGCACAGACCCTATGAATACCTGCTGGACTACTGGCCTGTGTCAGCTTCCACTGGTACACCTAGGTACTATGGCTTTAAGACTAACACAGAGATCAGAGTAGCTCCCACGCCTTCTGCCACGGTAGATTCTCAGATAGGTTTTATTGCACAGATTACAACTATTACATCTGCCAGTCCTACAAACTACTTTACCATTCACTGTGAGAACGCGCTGTTCTATTCTTCTATGATAGAGGCTTCTCTCTTTATGAAGAGCTTTAACACAACGGCGGCGTGGCAACAGGAGTACCAAGGTGAAATAGAAAGGCTTAGAAATAGAGCCAGAAGAAGTAGGCAAGATGATATGCAGACAAGTTTCAGCACTGCCGGTGGTCCTAATACACTGGTCAAGGGGAGTGACTAGGAGTGAATAGAAAGATTAAGTTTCAAGAAGGGGGTAGAACTACACCTTATAATCCTATGGGTCACCTGACAAATCCTGAAGAAGCTGAAAAGAGACGGGTAGCAGGAAACAAAGGACGTACACCTGCAAACAAAAAAGGTAAATACTGGTGGTCAGAGTACACAGACCCCTTTACAAAACCTGTTGATAAGTTTCTTTCTGGTGCACTAGGGCCTGCTGCAAAACCTGTACAAGGATTGCTAAGTTTGGGAACTCCTGCAGAAGCTGTAAACAAGGCTTTAGATAAACCTACAGCAGGGAATATAATAGAGGCTGCTGCAGACACTGTTGCTACAGCAGCAGGAGGAAAAGCAATACTTGGTACAGGTAAAGCAGTGAATAAAGCAGGTCGAGCAGTTAAAGCAACACCACCAGTTAGGAGAGAAAACATGGGTAAGTACAGCGTAGCTAAAAGTATATTTGATACAGGTAGAAAGGCTTTCAAAAATACACCAGAGAAGATTAAAGACAATATTAAAGCACAACGGGCCGCACCAACCCGAAAAAAACCAAATAATACAAAGTTTACATCTTCCGGTTCTACACCTAAACCTGCAGCAGCTACACCTACAGCAGCTAAACCTACAGCAGCTAAACCTGCAGCAGCTACACCTACAGCAGCTAAACCTGCAGCAGCTACACCTACAGCAGCTAAACCTGATTTTGTAGTTCCTAAGAAAGGCCCTCCTAGAACTCCAACAGCAGGAGCAGTTGTTCCAAGAAAGCCTACAGCAGCAGCAGTTGTTCCAAGCAAATCAGGCTTTAATCTTAAAAGTCCAAAGCGTAATTCTATGAGCACTGCTCAAAAAGTAGCATTAACAGCATTAGGAACAGGAGCAGCAGGAGCAGCACTTTCACCAACAGAACCAATGACTGGGAATGCTGAACCTGTCCCTGCTAAGAAACTTCCAGGAACTGGTGGGTCATCTAGCAAACCATCTGCACAAACACCATCTGCGAATAAGACAAAGGCTTCCAGTAGCAGTTCTAAGCCTAAGAAGGACCCCACAGAAGGCGGTAAGTATAAGTCTTACTCAAAAGATAATAATGACTTTATGTACATGACCCAGAAAGGTTATGATGAAGAAGAAGAACAGGGTGATAAGGCAGGTGGAAGACCTGGCAGAGGTAAGATGAAGACCCAAGGAATGAACAAGACTGCAAAGCGTAAAGCCGGGTTCTCTGGTAAAGGCTCTGGCGCAGCACTGAGAGGATTTTAAGCTATGCCAATGAACTATATGAATGCCAAGAAGAGAGGCTTAGTTAAACTTAAAGCAGGTGGGCCTGTAGACAGCGGAGGTGCGGTTGAACATCTGGCCTCTATTCAGGATGAACTTGCTTCAGATAATCCTAACAAGGACAATATAGCTTTTTCTAAGGCTGCTTTAAAAAGAGCTTCAAAAGCAGATAAAGCAAAAGCTAGAAAAATTTTAAACTCTTCTGGTCTATATGATATGGACAAAGGAAACAGGTAAGGAACTTAGATATGCCAATGAACTATATGAATGACAAGAAGAGAAAACTTAAAAAAGGAGGGAAGGTTGGAAAGGGAGGTAACAAAGAAGACTACCTTATTCCTGATCAGAACCCTCCCGTGGACTCTGAAAAATTAAACGCCTTCAACGGTAAGCCCACAGGTCAGGGCTACGGTGCAGCTAGAATAGGACCGGACGTTGTCTAAGGAACAAGAGAAAAGGTGTTCTAATCCTTCTTGTCAGTGTACAGGTTGTAAAGATTGTTCAAGCACCAACGAAGGAGGTTGTTCTTGTAATCCAGTTCCCTCAGAGGAATAGTCCAGAAAGGAAATAGATGGTGGAAGACTTTAGTGTATTTCAAGCTGTATCAGATTACGGGCTTGCCATAGTTGCCACCATAGGAGCAGGTGCAGCAGCTTGGAAGCTTCTCCATTTTATGCTCAAGGATGTAGCGGGGGCCTTAAAAGGTCAAGCTGAAATTATAATTTCTCTGATAGATAAGAGCAGTAGAGTAGAAACTCTGGTACAGAGAATGGATTCTAAGCTAGACACAGTTCTACAGCAACGCTCAGAACCACTGCTAAAGGAAATAAAAGAAAGGTACCGTCCCTGATGGCTTTTGAAAAGTATGACCTAACTGTTAAACCTTATGGTCTAAAAAAAGTAAATGTAGAACAAGAGCTTCCCTCTGGAAGACGAGTTCCTTATATGAAACCGCTTCCTTTTAAGGCAGGCGGTAAAGTTGTACACTCAGTGGATAGCCCTACCAAACCAGCTTGGATGAGGAATAGGTAAGACAACATGGCAATTGCAACCACATCTAATTTTGACACCACCTTCTTTATAGACGAGGTTATAGAAGAAGCCTATGCCATGATAGGTGGTCAGGCAGAGCTTGCCAATGATTCTATCACTGCCAGGAGATCACTTAACCTGATGCTGACAGACTGGCAGAACCGTGGTGTTCTCCTCTGGGGTACAGACCTGGCCAGCACCACACTGGTCACAGGAACAGCAGAGTATGCTCTCCCTGCAGAGACCGTGGACGTGCTCTCTGGGTACATCAGACTCACCTCCAATAGCAATGACTTTCAAATGAACCGTATAGGGTATGAGGAATACGAGGCTATCACCAATAAGACTACCTCTGGTAGGCCCACACAGTTTGCCACTCTCAGAGGCAGAGAAGTAGTCACAGCCTTCTTCTTCCCTGTTCCTGATGCAGCAGATACTTATACTTTTAGAAACTACAGAATGAAAAGACTGGCAGACGTTAGTAAGAGTGCTCTCCAGAATGCAGACATCCCTTTCAGATTTCTTCCTGCTCTGACCTGTGGGCTTGCCTACTACCTCAGTTATAAGAGAGCAGGCGTCCCTGCAGAAAGAATTGTTGTTCTTAAAGCCAAGTACGAAGAACTCTTAGAGAGCGCACTAGACGCAGATAGAAACAGAGTGAGCCTCTTCATCACTCCTAGATTACAGGTGGTATAGACAATGGCTAAACCTAAAGGACTATATGCAAACATTAATGCTAAAAAGAAAGCAGGCACCAGTAGGTCTAAAAAGAAAAGTACTATCACACCTAAAGCTTATGCTAATATGAAAGCAGGCTTTCCTAAGAAGAAAAAGAATGCCTCTAAAAAAGGGTAGCATGAAAGGACACAGTATCAGCGGTGGTCAGAAAAGACCTACCAAGTCTGGTGCTGGCATGACCAAGAAGGGTGTGGCAAAGTACAGGAAGGACAACCCAGGGAGCAAACTAAAGACAGCTGTCACAGGGTCTGTTAAGAAAGGTAGTAAGGATTCAAATAGGCGCAAGAGTTACTGCGCCAGATCAGCAGGACAAATGAAGAAGTTTCCCAAGGCTGCAAAGGACCCTAACTCAAGGCTTAGACAAGCTAGAAAAAGGTGGAAATGTTAGATGTCTTTTAAAAAAGGTTTCTTTATCAGTGATAGATCAGGCTTCAGGCACAGGCTTGATCAGAGGGTCAAGGAACCAGGAACTAACTTTATCATTGCTAAGTCAGAGAGCGATGGTATATTTAATCTTGTTACCAACCCTCAAAATAGAGTAAAATTTTTACTAGATAAAGAAGTGATTAAAGACGCTAGGCCGCCTGATAATTCTGATAGGAATAAAAGTTGGAGTGCAGTGACCACTACCTGGGGTGAAGAGATAACGCAGTGGAACTTTATATAAGTGAGGAATAGCATAGCATGGCAAACTTAACAAATGCCAAGATAGCCAATACCTTTAGAGACTTGCTACAAGTTAATGCAGCAACTTCTAATGCAGGGCTAGACGGAACGGTAAGAAATATTCAAGACGGAGGAGGAACCGCTTCTCCCATTGCCATGAGTACGGCTCAGTT